CGCCCCTCATCAATGTTTTCTAATGCTAATTGTCTCTTACAAAATTTTTTTATACCAGGCAAGGCGTTGAGTATAAGAATTTCAGCTCCCCACCCTTTTTCAATTCTATCATCATAGCCCCTAATGGCTCTTTGTATAGCCCATTTTAATTGTTTCATAAGTTTTTTATTTCTTTTAAATATCTTTCTTTTTGTTTTTTGCTTAATTTAGAATACGGGGTATCAATTAACTTTTGTAGTTTTTTACATAATTTTTTAGGAATAAGACAGCCATCTTTAGTCCACGCTGATTGATTAAATAAATAAGTTTGCCACCTTGCCCATTGTTTATGCATTAACTCAGCTTCTTTTTCTTGCCTCTCTTTTTCTTCTTTTTGATACCAACAAGGCACACAATAATCCCCATCTTTATTTCCAACTGAATTTCCTGTAGTAATATCCTTGCCGCAAATACTACAAATTATTTTTTTCTGGTTAAGTAAATAGGTTGACCCTTCATTTTTAGATTGTTTCATATTATTAAGTTGGTAGCTTTTAAGCAGGGCTACCGAACTGCTTTTGTTGTTGTTTGTTACACCTTGAAGGTAAAAGTGTATCATTTTGATACGATTGTTTCACAAGTGTAACATTTTTCATTTTCTACTAGGGCATAACATTTTACACCTCCTTTATTTTATTTTTTAACTTGGCATAATAAATTATAAAAACCTTTATCTCCAATGCAGTAAGAATAATTTTTTAACATTTCAATATCGTCTGTAAATGTATATCCAGCACTTCCTAAACAAGCTATTATGTGTCTACCAATTTTTAATTCTGATTTTATATATTCTATTGACCAATTATATTTTTTTGCTTGTTTTTCTGAAATATTAAATATATGTCTATTGTTGGAACATTTTACTTGTTTTTTATTATCTTTATGACAACAGCACATTAAACAATTATCTATTTTCATACTATTTAAGTAAATTAGTATAAAATTTATTTAATTAATTTGTCACATACCCAGATGCCTTGTCCGCCAGCATTTATTTTCTCAATAGCTTTTTCAGTTGAGCATCTAATATCAAAAGCACACTGGTCTGATATTTGTTTTTGATAGTGATTATTCCACTGAAATAATCCCCTATCTACACTGCCTCCTGAATTGTTAATGTGAACAGCTTGAGGATTTAATGAGCTTTCACAATGAGCCAGTTTTACTAAATAATCTGAATTGCTAAACTCTTTTTCTTTGGCTATCTTTCCCAATAATACTCACACTCACCATCTTTAATGGGTGTATTTACAAAATAAGATTGATAACTATCTGCTTCAGCCGTGTATCTATAACACTTTTCTTTTAGTGGACAGTTTTCACCTGAACATTTTGTGATGTCCATATTATTTATTTAACACACTTTCTAAATCACTCTCAGTTAAGAACGCAGTATCAGCGATGTCTTCTTCTTTATAAGTATTGCGTAGCTTTAAGCGGAGTTCAGATAATATCTCTTTAATCGTTTCTTCTCTGGTTTGGTCAATGGCTTTGGATAAAAATTGTTTCAGACTATCCCTTTCTAGGAAACTGTTTATAGTAATACATCTCCATTCAAACTCCTCTAATAATGATTGCTTAGACATAAGTTTATTTATTATCTCTTATTTAGTGGGGGGGGATTATAATATCACAACCAACTCTTTCTTTTATAATATCGCAGTATTTTTCGTCTTGTTCTATTAAGATAAAGTTTCTGTTAGTGTTTTTACAAGCTACTCCTGTTGTGCCACTCCCAGCTACATTGTCTAAAACTATATCTCCTTCGTTAGTATAAGTTTTAATAAGATATTCAAATAAGGCTACTGGCTTTTGGGTGGGATGGAGTTTTTCCTTATCTCTAATAAACTTAATCAAATTCTTTGGGTATCTTTTACCATCTGATATAGTTTCAAAACCACCTACATCTTCTCTACCACCTTTTCCACCACGAACAACTGCACTATTCTCTTTTTGATTACCAGATTTTATTGTATATGGTTTTCCTTCAGTAAATTGAGGATTATATTTCATTGTAATTCCATTCTTTACAAATGAAGTAGCAGCCCTACCAAAAACACAAATATCTTCTGTTATCTTTAATGGTTGGAATTTGCTATTTAAGAAGTTAGTTCCATTGTCCTTTTCCCATATCCAATTATATTTATACAGTTTTATATTGCTTGAAATAAGAAGTGAGGTAAAAGGCTGTTGTGAAGTTAAAATAATAGCACCATCATCTTTAATAATTCTTTCATACTCATTCCATAATTTATACATCGGAATTATACTATCCCAAGATGCAGGTGTCGTTCCATAAGGTAAATCTGCTAAAATCATATCAATACTCTTATCTTCTATTCCTTTCATTACCTCTAAACAATCACCTTGATAACATACATTAGTTTCCATACACATTATAATTAATTATTACATTCATATAGTTTTTATTATTTAATTCCCTTCAATAACTTACTGACTGGTAGGCTGGGATACTATCTCTTACCGATGAGTGTTGTCCAGCACGGCCTCTGGTTCAGCTCGGTCTGCTTGTCCAGATATTTCTTATGGGCGTCAACTAACCAATCAGCAAGTTGTTAAAGATAATTTATTATCCTACTACCACCGCAAGTGTAATCACTTTCAACAGACTAACCTGTCCTTGCTTGCTCTCAATGGGGCTAGGTGGTAGTAGGTCGTATGTGGGTGTTTTACCATCCCAGTTTCGCAACTCTTTCCGCAGATTGAATTGCTCTCACCTCCAGACTACGAAATCCTTTGGCAACGCCCGTAGTGATTATTTGGACGAAGTAATTTCTTCAAAGCTACCATCATTATGTCTGATTGTTTTAATTGCTTTGCATAGTGCTTCAAAGTTTCTATTTCCATTACCCATATAAAATAAACAACCATCTAATTTTGCCTCGCTTAGGTTTGCCCCGCTTAGGTCTGCCCCGCTTAGGTCTGCCCCGCTTAGGTCTGCCTTGCTTAGGTATGCCTTGCTTAGGTATGCCTCGCTTAGGTCTGCCCCGCTTAGGTATGCCTTGCTTAGGTTTGCCTCGCTTAGGTCTGCCCCGCTTAGGTTTGCCCCGCTTAGGTTTGCCCCGCTTAGGTATGCCCCGCTTAGGTTTGACCCGCTTAGGTCTGCCCCGCTTAGGTTTGCCTTGCTTAGGTTTGCCTCGCTTTTAATTGCTTCTTCAACGGCTTCTTTATAAGTAGTTTTGGTGCTTTGAAAAATAATATCTCCAGTAAATCTATTTTTAATTGCAATACCTAAAACTTTTTCTTCTTTTATATTTTCAGCTTCTTGAATATACTTTTTACATTCTTCTAAGTTTTCTAATACTTGTTTTTTAGTAATCATAATTATATCTTATTCCAAGTCTAAAGTGCTTGGTTAATTATCTAAAATTATCAGTTCCTCTCACATACTTATCACACACCCATATACCTTGACCACCAGCGTCTATCTTTTTAATGACTTCTTTTACTTCACACTCAAGGTTATATTTACACCTATTATTTATATCTTTCTGCCAATGTGAATTCCACTGAAAATATCCTTCATCTACACTCCCGACAGGATAGTTGCCTTGTTCATTTTTCAGTTTAAGCCCGAGCATACTTTCACAGTCACACAATTTAACCAAATAATCTACATATTTATAATCTCCGGCAATTTCTCTAATTCTTTTTTCGGTTTCTATTCTAACTTTAAGCTGTGCCTCTGACCAGTTCCCATTCATATAAGCGTATTTAATTTGAATTTCTTTTTTGACTTCTTGGACTTCTTGTTTAACTTCCTTCACTCCTTGCTGGACTTCTTTAATTTGTTCTGTTTGCTGTTCTACTTTAATCTCAACTTGCTCAATCTTTTTATTTTGCCGATAAACATTAACTCCCACCACAGCAATACTTAATATAATCGCCAGAAAACCACAGATTGAAGCTATTGTATCGTTGTTGTTTGTGCGTTGATTATTTTTCATAATATAAGTATAGCAAACTATTCTTGCTTTGTCAAGAGGGCTATTCTACTTTATTTATCAAGTCTATAATTTCTTTAGATTTTAGTCGTATAGCGGTCTTAAGATATTCATTAGACGATTGTTTGGTCTTGGTGGCTACTTGTTTTGCTGACTCATTTTTGCCCTTAATTAAATCTGCCCAATCATAATTATTCATTACTATTAGCCAATTATCTTGCGGCATACCATCAAAATGAATTACTAGTGTTGGTATGGTATGGCTCATTGCGGCATCTCTTTCGCTTTGCTTCCAAGCCTCCATTAGATTTAACTTTTTAACTGATTTAACCTCAAAATTCATACCCAGATTATTAGTTACATCTGATTTTACTATATTAGCACCACTACTAGAATTCCTGTACGCCTTACAGATATTATTATCTCTTAACCAATTAGCCCACAGATTTTCGCCTCTATTTCCTTTCTTTTTAGAGTTGACCATATTATTCAATAGATTTATTTATTTTCATTTTATAAAGCCACTGCCCGTGACATTTTCTACTACAAAATACTGGTTTTCGTTTATAGTCTAAATATGTTTTTTCCACACCACAATTTTGGCAAACATAAGTTTTGGTTCGGGCTAACCTTCTTTTTTCCCAGCGACATTTTTTACACAATAACATTGGTTTATCTATATACTCTCTGCCGCTATATTCTTTGCCGCACACGGGGCAAATCCGTGTAAAAGCTCTGGTTTTGTGTGGTCTATTTCTGCGATTATATAATAATTGTTTTTGGTATGTTTCATTAAAAAGTAGCTGATTTAGGATTTGCCTTACTCTTTCTCTGGTAATTTGTTGTTCCCGAGCTATTTTTTCTAGGGTAGCCCCTTTGTAAAATAAGTCTTTGATTTTTTCTTTGTCTGCCATATATTTTTACGCACCACCCCTAGCCTCTGACCGCAAGCCCTCTATTCTGACCTTAAGTCCAGACATTAGGCGTTCAAGTGCCTTTAATTGATATTTATAAGATTTTAAGATTAGATATTCAGGAGTTAATTCATATTCACGATTGAACTCTGCCATACTTTTAATATCGGTGTTTTCTTTAATTTTCTTTTTGACCGACTGGTTTTCTTTTAGACTTTCAATTAGCTCATCACTAATTAGTCCATAATCATAGCCCAACTTACAATAAATATCTTCTAGCTCTGGAAGTGAATTATAACTGGTCTTAATTTGTTTTGTTCTTTTAGATAAAATTGTTTCCATATAATTAAAATGGTATATTGTTTATTTCTATTGGCTCTTCTTGATTAAATGAGGTGCTATCACTAAAAACTTTTTTCACTTGCTCAATATCCACATTATCTGCCGGCTGTTCTTGTTTTTTATCTAGAAACTTAAATTCATTGACCACTACTTCTGTGCGGTATTGTTTAGCTCCGTTTTTCTCCCAACTACGAGTTGTTAATTCTCCCCTAATAAATACTAGTGAACCCTTTTGGGTATAGGTGGAAAAAGCTGAAGCTCCGTTCCAGACAACCAGATTGTGGAATTCTGACTTTTCTTCTATTTTACCATCTTTGTTTTTGAACTTTTTATTGGTTACTAGTGTGGCGTTAGCAACCAACTTACCATTGGCGATTTCTCTTACTTCGGCATCTTTAATTAGACGCCCGATTAAAATTACTTGATTGAACATATGTTTTATTCAAATTGTTTAATTATAGTTTTAATCTTTTTTTCGGCTATAATAAAGCCCTGTTTTAATTTTTTATGGGCTTCTTCATCTGGATAAATCCTGAACACAATTATTGTTTGTTTATAATTAGGATTGTAAAAAATTAAATCCCACCATTTTCGCTCAGTAATTAGTAGATTCATCTGCACCTGCCACATATAATCACTACTAATCGCCCCTTCCTTTTCCAATAAAAGCTTAAAGTATTCTTTGTCGTCAGGACACTTTATTTCTATTCCACCATCGTCTCCAACTAGTCCGTCAGGGCTACAACCAACATAATCATTATATTCAATGAAACCTACCTGTTTTACCGTATTGCCTGTTTCTATCTCATAGATACTTCTGGCAATAGGTTCTAGCTTGTTTCCTCTTTCTGTGTGCTTGTTAGAAAATTGTTCTTTTTCCGCACAAGAAAAATAGTCAGCCATTACTTCTAAAATATAATTGTCTAGTCCTTTACCACAATTAGCTATGGCGGTAGCGTGAGAGGCAGTTATTTTTCCCCTTCTTATTTTATACCACTCTTCGCTTTGTTGAATAATATCATCGTGAATAATCATACTTGTTGAGTTAGTTGATTTTTCCGAATAGCTATGTATTCGTTAAAAGCACTGCCCTGCCCTTTATTTTTTTCATAGTATTTTTTTAAGTCTTCAAGGGTAGTAATTTCATCTATTTCTTGTTTGGTTTTTAACTCTAAATCTAAAGGATTATCTAGACTATAATTTTCATTATCGTTATCTTCAATCTTTTCAAAAACATCAGAAAAGTGCTGTTTAACTGCCTTTTTAATAATGGTTTTTAACGCCATTTCCATAAACCATTGCCGCCAGATATAATCTGTCTTTGCCGTTTTTCTGTGCTTTTCTATTTCTTCCCTGCTCAATAAAGTTAAAAACTCTCCTCGTTTATTTTTTATCACACAATAACCGCCAATAATGTTTTCTTCTTTACGATTAAATGGTTCTTTGATGTTGTGATGGTAGATGACACTACCACTTTCTTTGGCTACTTGAAAATCATCGCCCTCATATACTAGTGATACATCTATTTGGCTTTCTGGATAAGCTAATAGCATTTTATTTTTATACGCTACATAGTCATAACTAATACCGGTTGGCTGAAGTGTAATGTGTTTTCCGTCAAATACTAGTCCATCTTCTGCTACCCGGCGGAATAATTCTGCCATTTCTTCTTCGGTTCTATTGGCTAGCCAAGTATTTTTAAGCCTTCCAGAGCTATCTTTTTCGTTTTCTAATTTTATAATATAACTGGCAAATTGTTCTACCTGCTCACGACGATAATAATATATAATTGGTTTATTTATGTTTTCTTTAAGACTATAACCCATTAGCAAGTCAATAATTTTTTGTTTGTTCATATATTTTTTTAATTTTCTAACTTTGTTAATACTTTTTTTATTTCTTTTTCTTTTTCTTCATATAAATTTATTAACTCTTCCAACATATTAACAATTTTCTTTTGAGTTTTTTTAATTTCTTCGGTCATAATATTAATGACTTCAAGCTGTTGGTTAGTTTCCTCTATGTATTGATTTACTATTATTAAAAAGGCAGTTTTTTGTAATTTATTTTCCATATTTTTTAACTTATTCATTTTCTTCTAATTCTTCTCGGTGAGCGTCTATATCTTCTTGGGTCATATCGTCCCAGACGGTATGATGGTCGCAAGTAAAGCAACAATTATTATAGAGGACGAAGTCAATTTCGTTGGGGTCGGTAATTAAGGTTGAACATTTAGGGCATTTAATTGATTTTAGTTTCATAGTTTTTAATTAAATTAGTTTTTTAAGAATTTTATAGTATCTTTTAAAGAGTTACATATA